TGGCCGTGCTGGTGCGCCAGGTCGTACTGCTCGAGCTGCCATGCCGCGATGGCCGCCAGGTCGTGCGGAGCGTGCCCCCAGACGGTCGGATCGACGGTGTAGACCATCTGGCGATTGGTGATCTTGAGGCACGTCAGAGCGGCTCCCAGGCACTCTGGCCAGCGCTCCATCATGTACGCCTGGAGGGCCAGCTCGTACCACGGCTCGCGCGTATCCGGCGCCTCGTTGGCTGCGCGGCGGAAGGCGGCGGCGGCCTGCTGGTGATTGCCCATCTCGCGGTGACACTTGCCTATCACGCGCATGGCGTAGCAGCGCTCATTCGGCCAGGTGGCGCGCGGCAGCGCCAGGTAGCGCTCACACTGCTCGATCGCAAGAGGCCACTGCTGGTGGAACGAGAGTTCACGCGCGTAATAGAATGCGTTCCGCGGCTCCGTTGGGTTCTCCTCGATCGAGACGCGCAGAAGGTCAAGGTACTGGCCGCGGGACTTGGTCGGATCCGGCTGGTGGATGACCATCAGCATATCGGTGTCCGCCCACACCTCAGTGATGCGATCCGGCACAGGGTATTCGTGGCATGGCCCGAACCACCTGTAGCCGAAACGCGCGTGTATCTTCTCGTACTTGAAGACGATGCCAGCGCCCCAGTCGAAGCCGTAACGTAGCCGCGTCGTGCCAGGCTTCCATACGCGCTCGATTTCCCTGCGCCACCCTGGCTGCAGGACTTCGTCAAGATCCAGGCTTACGCATACATCGATGTCAGATGGCAGCATCGCGAGCGCGGCATTGCGCGCATCATCGAAACGCCAGGGCTTGATCTTGATATCGACGATGGCAGCGCAGTGCTGCTTGAGCAGGCTCACGGTCTTGTCGGTGGACCCGGTGTCTGCGACGAAGATTAGATCCGCGTCGCGCGCTGCCTCGCAGAAGCGCTGGACGTGCTTCTCTTCGTTGAGAGCGATGGCGTAGACGGCTATCTTCATACCGGTACCCAGTACGCCGTGCTAGAGAGCAGGTTGTTGATCCACATGAAGAACGATCCAGAGTAAGGCTGCAGCACTACCGCGGTCGCGTTCGGCAGGTTGAACTGGTTGCCAGCGCTCGAGCTGCCGCTCTGATGGTTGAACGTGATCGAGAAGGTCGCGCTGTCGTTGTAGATGAAGACAACGAAGCCATCGGATGCTGCGCTCGTGAGCCCAGTGAGGGTCGTCGCTGCTGATGGCGTCAAGAGCAGACGATTCGTCGTGCCAGCCGTATAGCCACTCGGCGCGTAGTTGTTGACGGTGCCGGAAGGCGCAGCTGATACGGAGCTGTTGAACTGTCCAGCGCCGCCTGAGGCCCCAGTGGGTCCTGTGGGGCCAGATGATCCAGCGCCAGTTGGACCGGTTGGTCCTGCTCCTGTCGGCCCTGTTGGGCCAGCGCCGGTTGGGCCGGTGGGTCCGCCGGATGCGCCCGTAGGTCCGGTGGGTCCGCTGGCTGGGCCAGTCGGTCCAGGCGGACCGATGGTGCCAGCTGGGCCAGTTGCTCCGGTGCCTGTTGGCCCGGTCGGACCGGCGCCACCGCTTGGGCCGGTTGGTCCTGGGTTACCTTGTGGCCCGGTGGGTCCCTGCGGTCCAGCGGTAACGACTTCGATGACCGTACACTGCGGACCTTCCACCAGGACTTGGGTGGCGCAAGTGCTCATTAGTATGGGTCCGCATGGAAGGTGATGATATCGCTCGTCGCTACCACGAAGTTGCAGAGAACCTCGGCAGTCGTTGTCGATCCACCGCTGGTGTTTGTGCAGTGGGTGTTCTTCGTCAGGTCATCGACGTTTGCGATCCAGCCATGCACGGCTGTCATGCCCGTGCTGCCATTGATCGTAAAGATGAATGTGCAGGTGGAAGCGCCAGTGCCTACGGTGAAGGTGCCGGTGGTACCAGTGCCAGACACCGATCCCGCTGTGCCGCAGCCAGACACAGTGAATGGGGTTGTTCCGGTGATGAGCGGCACATAGGACGTCGTCAGTGTGCTGGTGAAAGACTCTACCTCTGTGCTGCCAGCGCTTATAGCCGGGGTGTTGGTCGTAGCATAGTAGAGACAGTTGCCGCAGTTGCCAGGGTTCGTGCCACCGATGTTCACCTGGAACGATGCGCCAGAGAACGTCCCCAAGCTATTGAAAGACATATTGTAGCTATACGATCCGCCGTTGGTGTTTGATCCGAACACCAGGAAGCTTGAGCTAGCGCCAGATGTGGCCGGAAGGACGTACTCTGCCCAGCAAACAGGCTGTGATGCGCTGCTTACGAAGCGAGTTCCGCACATAACGTACTGTGGCGAGTACTGCGTATTGCCTGATGATGCCGCTGTCGAGTCTATGAGAGACAGCCCCGTTACGATCGTATTCGCAGCCTGCGTGAGGCCGTTCGCAAGATTGGCCGCCTGTGTAGACGCCAGGGTGCTGAAGGTTGCGGCGGCCGGTGTCGTGCCGCCGATAGCCGCTGGTGCTGCCAGGTAGGTCGATAGATACCCAGAGAATCCAGAGCCGGACACGGTGCCTGATGCGCTCAGGCTGGTGAATGTTCCAGTGCCTGGAGTCGTCCCGCCGATAGCGCCTGGCGCCGTCAGAAGACCGCTTGGCAGAGTCGTGAGAGGAACTGCTGGGCCAGCTACGCCGCTCGAGTTGCCCATCACAGTGCCATTAGGCACAACGGGAGAAACCTGGGCGCTCGCAACGCCCATGCAGATCGCTAGAACTGCGAGTGCGCGGAGGAATTTCATATCAGTATCCTAGGCAGTGAAACTCGACCACATCACTGGCCGTGACGCTGGTTAGAGTGAGCGTCACCGCCGTGGTAGATAGCGCTCCAGTCTGGGTCACGCTGGTAGGCGTTGTGATATCACGACCCACGCATGACCATGACGTGGTGGTTGCCGCCAGGGTAAGCGTCACGGTGCTCGCGCCGGTCGTGCCGGTGCAGGTGAAGTGGCCAGCCTGCAAGCCGCCTACCAGCGTCGATGTGGTGGCGCATGCGCCAGTTCCTGACGCGATGGTGAATGTCGTTCCCTGGCTGACTAGAGGCTTAAGTGACCCGTTCACGGTGCTGGTGAATGAGAATACTTCTACGCCGTTGGCTGATACCGCCGGGTTGTTTGTGGTCTGTAGGTATAGGCAGTTGGTGCATCCAGACGGACTTACACCGCCGCCTACGGACAGCCCGGCACCCGAGATCACACCGTTCGGGTTGATGGAGGCTGAGGCGTTATAGGCACCACCGTTGATCGAGGTCGCGAAGACTAGGAATGACGAGGTGCTGGATGACGGGAAACCGTAGATAAGCCAGTCGGTCGCTATTGACGCCGTGCCCGACCATCCTGTGCCGTGTAGATGCAGAGAAGGAGAATATCCGGCGTTCGCTCCGCTTGTCGCCGGAGTGGTATTAGAAAGCAGCAAACCGTCAGCGTTCGTTGCCACGGCGTTGAGCTGGTTCACTGATATCGCTGGCACCGAACTAAAGGTGGCTCCTGTGCCGACAACCATCGCGGCTGCGCTATTGGTGCCTGATGTGATCGCGCTGAACGCCGGAGCAGACCCCGTATTCGTGACCGTAACTGCGCCGGTTCCGCCGACTGGAGACAGGGATATGCCGGTGCCAGCAACGATCTGCGTGACTCCGCCGCCAGCGCCACCTGGAACGTAAGCGTTTCCTCCAGGCTGCGCAGTCTGCGATCCGGCCGTGGCTACGATGCCTGCCGCGATTGCGACCGCGGCTAGTACCTTCAGCGCGCGCATCAGTATGGCGCCACGCCGAATTGAACGATGGTCGCGGTGACCGTGCCGGTGCCAGCGCTCACGTTGACGCGAATGAACAGCGGCGGGATCAGGTAGTTGGTCTGGATGCTGGTCGTCGCGTTCGCGGCGTTCGTGTCGTTCGTGGTGATCCAAGTCATTGAGCCGAGCGCCACCGGGTTGGTGGGTGAGTTCGGGTCATCGTTGGATGACTGCACGCTGTAGGTGACGGTGCCGGTAACGTTCACCTGAATTGACACGGGACCAGGAGCCCACTCATCCATCCTCGCGAGAGGGGTGGTTCCGATGCCGGTCACACTAACTACGATCGGTCTCATTCTGTGCTCCTAAAACGAAAACGGGGCCATTGAGCGGCCCCGTCGATTCGTACCAAATTTAGTCCGGCGCCTGCGCTGGTACTCAGTCCATGCTGTCGGCCATCACCGACCGGCCAGGGGGCTGCTTACCGGTGTGGGATGACGTCAGCGGATTCGAATCCGAGCCAGTTCTGCCGCCACTCTTCCGAGGCTTGCGGCCAGCGTGGTGACCATGCTTCTCGCCGTGGACCGCCATGCCGCCGTGCTTGCGCTTTGCACGACCGCCGTGCTTGCGCTCCTCGGCCTCTTTGTCGATCTTGCCAGCATTGGTGCGAGCTTCCGGCTTGTCCTTAAGGTCAGCCTCAGCGTCGCTCACGCCGCCAGTACCACGATGCTTTCTACCTTTCATTGACCTACTCCTACGAAGCCGAGTTGACTTGCGGGATGTATGAGACGGTCAGCGTCGCTACGCCGCCAGTGCCAGCTCCCGAAAGAATCACAATCTGAACGTCCTGCGTGCCCACGTTGTCCCAGTTCGCGATCTGCGTGAGGCTGGTGCCTGGCGTGACCGTGATCTGTCCGAGGGTGCCGAGGCCGGTGACAGCCTGCGTCGCCGTGAAGGCGGTCGCAGATGCGCCGGATCCGATCTCGAGGGTGGTCGTGGTGGCCCAGGCGGTCGTCACCATCAGCTTGATGGCGTCGATCTTGCTCTGTGCCGGGATCACGATCGGGCAGGCAAACTGGTTGGTGGTACCGTCGTTCGTGGCCTGAGTGATGACGCAAGTCTGCGCCATGACCACCCAGCCGCGGTTCGCGGTGCCGCTGGTGCCGCCCACTCCCGCGAGGCTCAGGGAGCCGTCGGAGTGCTGGACAGTACCGGCGAGCAGCGGGCCTGCGAATGAGGTGCCCGGTACCGGAGGCGATCCATTCGGCTGCGTCAGCGCATCCGTCTGAATATCCGGGAAGGCCTGGCCGCTTGTTGGGACAATGTAAGTCGTCATGCAGCGCCCTTACGAAGTCGGGAAGTTGCCGTAGATCGCGCGCCAGTTGAAGTAAGACAAGCTGTACCGCTCGTAGCCCTTCACCAGCAGCGTGTCGGTCGTGAAGTCAACCTGCATGTCCGTCTCGAAGGAGATACGTGACATGTAGGCAAGACCGGCGATGTTGGTCAACAGGAACCATGCGAAGGATGAGGTCAAGAAGTCCATGACCATGTAGCCCTCGGGGATGCCGCCCGCGGTCGACAGGATCGCGTTCACATCGTTGGCAGCTCAGTCTTCGTCAGGCGGATCGCCACCGGCTCCAACTGGGGAGGAACAATCAGCTTGCGACCGCGCGAGAACATGCGCAGACCAGCCTGGTCCTTGAAGTTGTAGCGGATGTTGATCTGCGTGTTGAGCAGGGTCGCCTCGTTCAGGTCGACCTGGGTCGCAGGCGTGTTGCCGATCGTGCCACCGTCAATCGGGTGGGACGCTGAGCAGAGCGCCACGCCGTCGCCGTTGACTGCCGCGTTGTAGGTCGTCGCGGTGTTCAACACGTTCGCAGCGTAGATTTCCTTCGTTTGGTGGAAGGACTCGATCAACCCAAGGTTCGATGGGTGGAACTGCGTCTTGTAGAGGTTGTCGTCGATCGCCTTACGGGTGATCGCGTAACCAAGACCAATCTCGTTGTGCTCTTGGTTGTAGACATACCGCTCGCCAGCGCCGTTGTCGAATGCCGTCTGGCCGCCCTCAGTCTTGAGCTGAGCAAGACCCAGGTACCGCATCTCGGCCGTGCGCTCAAGCGCCAGCTTCGAGTCGAACTTGGTGAAGACCTTGTCGTACTGCGTCGGAATCTGCTCGTACTTACCCGTGAGGCCGCGAAGGCCCGGGAGCAAGAGATCTTTGATCGCAGATAGGTTAATCGCCATTGATCATGCTCCTTAGGTGTTCTCAGCCGTCAAGTTCTTGGTCTCGACGTTGTTGAACC